GCCCAGTAATATACTTTATGTGTATTCTTTGGCGGTGGTGAACGCAGATGGGTCTTATGATTATTTGTTAGACAAGGACGTTAACTTTATACGTGAAGCCTACCCTACACCGGCAACTACTGGTACCCCGAAACACTATGGGTGGTTCGATAACAATACGTTTATTTTAGGTCCTACGCCCGACGACAACTACACAGTGGAGCTGCATTTTAGTACTTATCCAGAGTCCATAGTGACTGCTGGTACTACGTGGCTTGGAGACGAATTTGATTCTGCGTTGCTTAACGGTGCTCTAGTAGAGGCTATTAGATTTATGAAGGGTGAACCGGATATGGTTGCGCTGTATGAAAAGATGTACGCGCAAGCCCTTAGTCTATTGCAGAAGTACGGTGCCTATGATGTACGTAGGGATGCTTATAGAGGCGGACAGATGCGGGCGGGTAACGCATGAGTTTAGATGTTTTTGGCGGCGTAAATGTCGGGCAAATAAATGTTAGGTCGATTTCTAATAGAGGTTTTACGATTGAGGAGCTAGCGGAACAGGCCCTAGAAAAAATAATTTACGTCGGAGATAACGCTGACCCTGTTATAAGACAGCAGGCAGAAGCCTTTAAAGATAGGATACGGGATGTGCTTTTGATCTATCTAGCACAAGCAATACGTTCCCATAACACTACGGTAGCAAACCGTTTAAAAAGTGTTGGGCACGAAGAACTTATTAAACTTTTGGAGATTTAACCATGGCTATTACTGTAACCACAGCTATGCCTACTAGTTTTAAAGTAGAAATACTCAAAGGGCTGCATGATTTTACGGCCGCCGCAGATACGTTTAAGATTGCCCTGTTAAAAGCAACAGCTTCCGGCACTGGCACATACGGTGCAGCCAGTACTAATTATTCGGATATAACGGGTAATTCAGATGAAACTAGCGGTACTGGCTATTCGGCTGGTGGAAATACTTTAACCAGTGTTACTCCTGTAGCTGATAGCACTACTGCGGTTTGTGATTTTGGAGACACTACATGGTCTAGCGCGTCTTTTACTAGCTGCGGCGCTATGATTTATAACGTAACCAATTCAAACTCTGCTTGTGCAGTGCTTAGTTTTAGTGGAGATCAGACTGTAAGTTCTGGAGATTTCCAAATTACTTTCCCTGCCGCTGCCGCTGCCACTGCAATTATCCGTATAGCTTAATATGCTAGTAACTAGGGGAAGCAGATGGCATTTAACACTGCTGATTTTGTACAGGAGTCTACCACTACAACTGGTACTGGCACTTACAGTTTAGATGGGGCTAACACCGGCTACCAAACTTTTATAAGCGGTAATACTACGGGTGATACGGTACGGTTTAGTGTCACTGATGGTACTGATTGGGAAGTTTGCGAAGGGGTAATTACTTCTGGTACTCCCGACACTCTGACTCGTGGCACTGTGTTGGCTTCGTCTAATGCAGGTTCTGCTGTTAGTTGGGGTGCCGGGAGTAAGACTGTCTCCCAAGTATTTACTGCCGACGAAGCACTTAATATAGCGCAGACTGACGGCACATTAGCACAATTCGCTGCCACTACTTCAGCCCAACTTGCGGGAGTTATATCAGACGAAACAGGTTCTGGAGCTCTGGTTTTTGGTACTTCTCCTGCACTAACATCTCCAACAATGACGGGAACAATTCTGGAAGATGTTTTTGCTCTTTCCGGCACTTCCCCTGCACTTGACCCAGATAACGGCTCTGTTCAAACACACACGCTTTCAGGTACTACAACCTATAGCGACAGCCTTGCAGCAGGTGAAGCCATTACCTTAATGATTGACGATGGCACTGCTAATACGGTGACTTGGCCCACAATGACTTGGGTTAATAACGCGGGGAGCGCACCAACACTAGCAACTACTGGATATACCGTAGTGGCCTTATGGAAAGTTAGCACAACGCTTTACGGAGCTTTGGTAGGAGATGGAACATAATGTTATGGCATAAGATACAGGGCGCTGGTGGTGTTGGTGGTGCTGCTGGGATAACCTTTGTCGGGGCTGTTACATACGATGATGGAGGCACAAATACGCGTTATTTTGGCCCAATAGGAACCAATGGCTGGGCAGCCAATCCAGACTATGTGGACATTGAAAGCATAGCTCAAGATGGAGACTTAGTTGTCCTTGCCGTATCTACTGACAATGGAGCAGATAGTAGCTGGACTTGGGGAACAGGAGCAACTTTTACAGAGATTTGCGCTAACAATGCTGCTGTCAGGAATCAAACTTTGTATCGCTTTTGGCAGTCTGGAGACACTAATCCAGCACCGGACTACGTTAGTGGATATAACGGCATAAGTGTTGTTGCTGCTGTATTTAGAGGTGTGAATTCATATTTATCTTGTGACTCAGCAGGCACTGGTGCCGGTATGCCTGACCCTCCAAGCCTCACTCAATCTGGAACAAAGCTATGGGTAGCTGTAGGGCACTTAGACGATGATCAGGTAACTATGACTGCTCAGACTAATTTTACGATGGCAGGAGCAGATAGCGGCTCCTTCAACAGTGCCGCTTCATCAACAGGTATAAGTTATTGGATAACTAATTCACAGACAACCGTTGACCCAGATGCTTTTGGAGGCGGTGGTAGTGATGCCAATATGGCAAGAACAATAGCCTTCGACTAGGAGAAAATTAAATGTACGTTAAAGCACCCAATAATGTTGCCGAGACTTACCCTTACTCAATCGGTGACCTTAGACGCGATAACCCAAATACGTCATTCCCTAAAGTGCCGCCAGACACGTTGCTGGCTGGTTGGGATATGTACCCTGTAACGATAGCTCAAGACCCGGCTTATGACCCAAGAACGCATAAAATAGTAAACGATGCGTTGCCTACTCTAATAAATGGCGCATGGATTCTTGCTAAATCTGCTGTTGAGATGACGCAGGACGAGAAGGATGCATACAGGGCAAAAACTGTTAGGCAATATGAATTGGCAGTGCAAGACCACATGGACGAAAAAGTTGCAGAACGAGAGTATGACTCAATGATATCTGCTTGCACATACGCAACTTCAACGAATGTAAAATATGGCCCCGAAGGGTTAGCCTGCCTTAACTGGAGGGATGCTGTTTGGGATAAGTGCTACGAAGTGCTTGCAGAGGTAGATGCTGGTACTAGACAGCCACCTACGATAGATGAACTTATTGCGGAACTTCCAACTTTAACTTGGCCTTCTTAGGAGTGAGTCGTGCCAGAAGTAACAGAAAATCGCCTAGTTAGGCTAGAGAAAAAAATTGACGACCTCCAACACGCGGTTATTAGTCTCGCTCGTGTAGAAGAAAGACTTACTACAGTTTTTAACCGGCAAAGTGGGATTGAGCAGAAGGTCAACAACATGGACACCAGCATAGACAAGTTGCAAAGAAGTGCTGCTGCTGGAGCCTACATGGAAAGACTTTTCTGGATAGTAGTTGTTGCTGCTGTTACTTGGTTTTCGAGGCAAATATGATTAGTAAATTCAAGGCGTTACTGAAGTTATTTAAGAAAGGCCAAGTAGTATCTGACCCCCAAAAGTGGAAAACCAGACAGGTTACCAGTACCACAATAGTGGGTGTTTTGTATGCTCTTATAGGGGTAGCAGATGCTTTTGGATACAAGGTACCTGTAGATGAAGAGACGCTTACTGGTTTGGCTGTTGGCATTCTCGCTGTTGCCAATATCGTGCTCACCTATACCACGTCAGATAAGGTCGGACTGTAGTTTGTCGGTGTCCCCTCTTTCTTACGAGATTACAGGTACTAAAATGTATGTATGTTACTACAATTTTTGTACCCTTGGTGGAATAAAATTAACGGCTAAGTGTTTGATATAACTGATGTTTGGTGTAAATCCCTACAGTTTAGTCCCTTTTAGTGCTCTTAGCGCTAATGTAAACATTAACGTCACTGGCGTTGCTGGGACTGGTGCTGTTTCGGATGTAAGTGTATCTATAGATGACTCCATAGCTGTTACTGGTGTTGCTGGGACTGGTGCTGTTTCGGATGTAAGTGTATCTATAGATGACTCCATAGCTGTTACAGGTGTTGTGGGTACTGGTGCTGTTTCAGATGTAGGTGTATCTGTAGGGGATTCGGTACTAGTTGTAGGGGTTGCAGGTACTGGTGCTGTTTCGGATGTTACTGTTGCAAACATTAAAAATGTATCTGTTACAGGTGTCGTAGGTACTGGTGCTGTTTCGGGTGTAGGCGTATCTGTAGATGACTCCATAGCTGTTACTGGGGTTGCAGGTACTGGTGCTGTTTCGGGTGTAGGCGTATCTGTAGATGACTCCATAGCTGTTACTGGGGTTGCAGGTACTGGTGCCGTATCTAATGTAAGTGTTGTAACAGGTAAAAATGTAGATGTTACTGGGGTAGCAGGAAGTGGTAACATAGGTTCGGTTACCCCGCAAGTAAGTGTTCTTACAAGCGGAGTTTCTGGCGTTGGAGCGGTAGCTCCGGTAACCGTACAATTTAATAAAAATGTAGACGTTGTAGGGGTTTCGGGCTCCGGTAATGTAGGAAACGTCCTAATAATTGGATGGTTCCCGATAGATGAAGATCAAACACCGAGTTGGGGTGCTATAAGCGATGGTCAGACCCCGAATTGGGCAAATATAGATGATACTCAGTCCCCCGGATGGGGTAATGTAAGTGATGGTCAAACCCCCGGATGGGGTGATGTAGTTGATACCCAAACTCCGGCTTGGGTTGATATAGACGAAGCAGCTTAGGTAAATAATTATGGCTACTTATACTAATGATTTACGCCTTAAAGAAATAGGCACAGGGGACGAAGACGGCACTTGGGGTACCAGTACCAATACAAATTTGTCTTTGATAGCAGATGCGTTTAGCTATGGCACCAAGCAGTTAGCTGCGGATTCTAATGAAACTTTTACTATGCCGGATGGCACGGCGGATGCTACTCGTGGGCTTTACCTGAAACTAACTTCTGCAGGTTCGCTTACTGCTACTCGGACAGTCACACTGGCCCCAAACACTGTAAGTAAAGTATGGATCATAGAGAACGCTACAACTGGGGGGCAGTCAATAGCTATATCTCAAGGCTCTGGTTCAAATGTCACTATAGCTAACGGCAGCAAGGCTTTTATATATACCGACGGGGGAGGGGCTAGCGCTAATGTAGTCGATGCCAACCCTACGGCTGCTGCGGGTGGAACAGTAACAAGTGTAGATGTCTCGGGTGGCACAACAGGGCTTACTACTTCCGGGGGGCCAGTAACGGGTTCTGGCACTATTACAATAGCAGGCACTTTAGCTGTAGCAAATGGCGGTACTGGGGTTACCAGCTCTACCGGTACAGGGAATGTGGTTCTTAGTAGTAGTCCTACTTTGTCTTCCCCAAGTTTAACTACTCCAAATATAGGGACGCCCTCTGCAGGTACTTTAACTAACTGCACTAGCTTACCAATCTCTACTGGTGTAAGTGGTTTAGGTACTGGTGTAGCTACCTTTCTAGCCACCCCTTCTAGTGCTAATTTAGCTTCTGCTGTAACTGACGGAACAGGTTCTGGAGCTTTGGTTTTTGGGGCAAGCCCTACTATATCGGGCCCAACAGTGACCGGAGTCGCCGCGTTTACTGGGATTACTGAAGAGTATGTGGCTATATCTTCGTCGAGCGGCACTGCAACAGCGGATATGCAGACAGCTACAAATTTTTCTATAACTCTCACAGAGAACGTTACTACTTTTAATTTTAGTAACCCAGCTAGCAGCGGGCAAACCACATCGTTTACTTTGCGGGTAGTGCAGGGAGCGGGGCCGTATACTATTACATGGCCTGCCTCGGTTGATTGGGCAGCTGCAACCGCACCCACTTTAAGCACTGGTTCTGGTGATGTAGATATTTTTGTGTTTATGACTAGTGATGGTGGTACTACGTGGTATGGCTTCACGGCTGGACAGGATATGTCGTAATGGGACTTGTAGCGGATAAGTTACTAAGAGTACTAAGAGAGTTAGGCGGCTGGGATTTATCCACGGCTACGTTTAATGGCTCTCCAGTAAATAGCTACTATGTAGGTACCGAAGACTCCTTTCCATCGGGGGTATTTTTCAAAGACGACGGTAGTAAGATGTATGTTACTGGTCGCTCTGGCGCGACTGTAGAGGAATACACACTTACCACTAATTGGGATGTGAGCACAGCAAGTCTCAGTTATACTTTAGATGTATCAGGACAAGACTCATATCCAAACGGATTATTTTTTAAGGACGACGGCAGTAAAATGTACGTTGTAGGGCTTTTTAACGCTACAGTATACCAATATGGTTTGAGCACTGATTGGGATTTAAGTTCAGCAACCTACGATAACGTAAGTAAGGACGTATCCGCACAAGACGACAACCTGACAGGATTATTCTTCAGATCGAATGGCGAGAAAATGTATATTACTGGGCTCGAAAATGATTCTGTATATGAATATACCCTCAGTCCTGCTTGGAGTATAACTTCAGCAAGTCTAGCAAATACTTATTCAGTATCTTCACAAGAAACAAGCCCAAACGGATTATTTTTCAAGGACGACGGCAGTAAAATGTACGTTGTAGGGTATGGAAACGATAAAGTATACGAATACGACCTCGGCACTAATTGGTCTTTAGCTTCAGTAACCTACAATTCTGTAAGCAAGGACGTATCCGCACAAGACGACACCTCGACAGGATTATTCTTCAGATCGAATGGCGAGGAAATGTACGTTGTTGGAGCTTCGACCGATAGAGTATACAAATATACTATCCCAACGGTTAATGCTTGGGATGTTTCTTCCGCGTCTTTTACTTATCCAACATCTGATTATTTTTCAGTATTAACAGAAGAGACTAGCCCAACAGGGTTATTTTTTAAAGATGACGGAACCAAGATGTATATT